GAGGAGGACATAGTGGTAGCAATAATCCTATGTTCGGTAAAAAACATAAGAACTCAAGTAAGAAAAAACAGGAAGTAAAAGCACAATCTCGTGATCCTAAATGCTATGAACAGGCTACTGAAACTAAAATTAAAAATGGCATTGCTGTTCCTAAACACTTAAAAACTGATTTTGAATTATACGGAGAAAAAGTTGATAACATTACTTACACAAGTTGGCGGTGGCATCAAAATAAAATCAATCCTACTAATTTACCACGCGGTACTGATTACGAGTTAGATCATAAATTTAGTAAAACCGCAGGATTTATTAATAATGTTCCTCCAGAAGTAATAGGTCATTATGCTAATCTTGAATTGATTCCTAAAAATAAAAACAGATCTAAACGGACAAAATGTTCTATTACTCTTAGCAAATTATACGAATCAATTAAATAACAATCGATTGTGCTGGGCGAGTAGTATTGTAATCAATAACACAACCGCACTCGCCATCTTCGCTAACACTAATCTTCATATTACGACCTGGGTACTTAGCCACTAACTGTACATACAAGTCATCCGCTAGCATCTCGACGCTCTTAAAATCAATATCAATAGTTTGTGTAGCAAATAATGACTCGCAATAGTTAAGTACCTGATGAAATTCCAATTCACGGTCGTTATGAAAGATTTCAATCTGTACATTAAACTTAAACAAGTGTCTATGTCTATTACCAAGATATGATACATCTGCTAATGCAGGGTCTGTTTCGGCAGCAATATATTTGTGAAAGCCGGCCTTTTGGAAGTTTACATAAATCCATCGTTGAGCCTCGCTCATGATGCGTACTGCTTGTTCTGCTAGTGCTTGTTGTCTTTGTTCTTGTATCATGTTAGGCTTTCAATAGTTCAATGGTTACGATCCGAGCGATTGCGTGTGGCATATCTGTTTCAGAGTCGGGTATAATATGTAAGTTTACATGTTCTTCATCTCGTTTGCGATCATAATGGGTAATTTCAACAATGGTTCCGCCTGTGGCCTGTTGTACCTTGAATCTCAACGGAGTTGGCATGGTAACATGAGGTGTAGCTGAACACAGTACCAGTTGTTCATGACCACTGTATCCGTCTGCCCAGTGTACAAGGCGATTTAACCAACGTCTTATCATTTTGAGTTCCTAAATTTAGTGACATCTTCTACAGCATGATGTAGTGTTGAGGCATAGTTCATGGCCTGTTGTGGATCCATACCGATGATAGTTTCGCATCGCACATGCCCCCGAGTCAACAGTTGCCAAATATGATGCCAGCGTGTCTTGCTCCAAAAATCAGTTTTGGCTGTGACATAGACCTGTACTTCTACACCGGTTTCACTGGCTTCGATCCAGACATCATGCTCGTGATCAGATTGTCCGCATTCGCACACTATTTGATAACGTACACAATCGCCCCAGACATTTTTTTTCAGTATGCCCTGGGCCGGTGTTTCGGGTTTGATATCCATGGTATTTTATTCCTTGTGATGGTTGAGTTCAACGCCGGTCAAGCCGGCCACTGTTTGGAAATGATCCCAGGCCAACTTGGCCGCTGGGTTGGTTTCTAAATCGTCGGCATGTACCACAGTTTCTAACCAGATGTAAGGCAGTCGTCGAGGATGTGCACCAAATTTTCTAGGTTGGTGTAACTTTCCAGACTCCCAAAGTTCTATGCTGACACTGCGTACACGATCCTCGTCTTGGTCCGTGTAGCCGATCCATTCGGGCACACTAAAAGGACTGCCCATGATCTGCCCACCGCCGTAACCTTGCCATAGACTTTCCCATTCTTCGTCGTTGCGTGGATCAAAGTCGGTGCGACTGATGATCACTAGCACGTCATCAATGTCGACCACACCGTCTACGATGTCTCGCACACAACGACTATAGCTCAAGCCAATTTTCATTTTACTATCTCATCTTTAGTATACTTCGACCAATCCGTAAACTTACTACGGTCTCTTAATTCATGTACGCTATGACACCAGACTCCGGGATTGGTTGCCGCAAAGTCCCGATCGTCCAGCTTGATTGTAGCATTATATCCCAGCTGTTGTATATAGGGCAATTTGACCGAAATCATAGGAATAAAATTATGATACTCGATCAGTCTGGATTCAAGCAAGCCTTCTACCTGTGACACATCCAAGTCAAGAGTGCACCAAAATCCAGCTTCTAGACAAGTCAGGATCATGTGTTCCCAAGGACTCCATCCCGGACCATCGTCAGTTTCCAAACGTGGAAAACTTTGATTGGCACCAAAATAAATGTGTTCGCACCATTTCTCTCGACACTTTTTTGATATAGTATCTGTGTCTTGCACGCCCACAACAAACAAGGTCTTCATTCCGTAAGCAGGCGAATGCTCAACTTCAGTGCCTGTAAAAAAATCTACATCATCGTGTCCTGCTCGGTTCATGCCTGTTGTTCCTGTTCCAATTGATCCAGTGCTGCTTGATCTAATTGTACGCTATCATCCGAGTCGGTGTCAACTTCGGCTTCGCCAAAATTGAACAACTGATCAAACATGGGACGACCACTCTTGGCTTTGTCGCCTTTGAAACCTCGGGTGCCAACAATGTCCATCCAGTAACGATCGTAGTGTTCGATTATGGCTTCAGATTCGGCTCGATCGGGTGTGGCAAAAATGGCATCCACAATGTCTTTGAACATGATATGATCGCCAGTACGACCTTTGGTTCCTTGATTCCACATCATGGCCGGCCACGTGCCTGAATCATAGGCACGATTGGCACGTTGTACAGCTTCGATATGTGTCCAAACATTGTGCCCCATCAGTAGTGCATAACTGAAACTGTCCCACGATGTCTTGCCTTCTTTGCCGATCTTGTTTAGGTCTCCGGGCTTGTAGTAGCAGACGTCTTTCATCAGTATGCGTTGACTGATTGGGCTTTCGTCAAAGTGGTCAATTAAGCCATCTGCAAGTACAGCCTGTCCGTATGGTCTAGTATCGTTAGCATATTTCTTGTCGTCCACGATAGGACTCATCCTGTAGCACCATTTTTCATTGTGTGGCAAGTCGATGTGATGATATACCTGTCCATTGGCCGTGGCCAAGAACGGCGAAGCACAGTCAAACGATATGGTAAAACTTGGATTCACATGTCTGCGTATGGCACGTTGTATGTCAGTTAGTAGTAAAGCCCATTCTAGCTTGCTGGTGCCCAAAAAGTGCATCCAGTCGTGTATGCCTTCTTGCAATAGATTGTCATGACGCAGGGCCACCAAGCGTTTGAGTACCAAGTGAACGTCACACATGTTTTGACCACCCATGGCCCAACCATCAAAATGTGTGTCAGGATAAACGGCAGGATCACAGTAGTGCTTCATGGTTTCGTACCAACGATCAGCGTCGGCATGATTGGCACCTTGTAGCACGTTCAAGATCCTGGTGCCACCGTTGTTTTTGCCCTTGCGATTGGCCATGAAATATTCGTTGTTGTATTTGGTAGCATCCACAGCTTCTTCCAGTGTGGTGATTTGGCAAGCATCACTGGCTTTCTTGTCGTGTATGACCCAGGTTGGAATATCTAGTGTCATGCAATAGTCGCTGATCGTGTCCAACCATTTTAAAACAGCCTCACGCTTTTTTTGTGCTTTGGCACACCCTGAGTTGGCTTTCCAGTCACCTTCCCATAGGCCTTTGGCAATTTGGAATCCGCCTGAGTCGCCTAGCAACAAGGTATTAGGATCTCGATTACGAACCATGTCTTCGGACCAGTCTTGTTTGTTGAGATCTAGATTGGCATGACCGCCTGAATACAGGCTCCACTTGTATGGAAATAGGGCCTTCTGATCATTGAGCCAGTTCATCTGTTCCATGTCCGGGATAGCCGCAGGCATCCGGGCTGGATCCACATAAGGTCCATTTACTGGGTCACGCTGTTTGCCCACGAACGTGGCATAGAATCCTGAAATGGCTGGCAAGAACACAGCATAGTCGTTTTGCTTGGCAGTTAAATTATCTTGCGGCGTCATTTGAGTCCCATCTGTTTTCGTATTTCCGTGGCCGATATGGCATGTGTGTCTTCATCAAATACTTCGTTCTCGATCTTGTAACCAACGTTGCGACCATAAGTGATGTTTGTGATATTAGGGACAAACATAACAATGTATTGCCCTTCGTATTTTTCTTTTAGGTCTGCGTGTATAAAATTCTCTACTTCTTCTCGTTTGAAAGGATTGCTGTCGTTCCAGCCCTCGCAGTCTCGAATCATGATAGCAACTTGTCCAGTCTTGACAATGGCACGTTCAAATAGGGCACGATGACCGGCATGCCAAGGTTGCCAACGACCCAGCATCTGCACAGTTGGTTTACGCCAGTCAAAGGTCATTTGGTCTGTGCTAACAAGATGTAGTTGTAAGTGGCCAAGCCTGAATCCACCGTGATCATGGCCGCACCACTGTCGCTGATACGGAATGTTTTGTCTCCGGCCAAATCTAAAATGCTGATCACAGTCTTGATTGGCCATGACCATGTGCGTTTGAGCACACCGCTAACTCCGGGTTCAAACACAAAATTACCAGCATGGGTTGAATGATCTCCAAAGTAAAACTTTAGATCTCCGCCTTCAGTTTTTACCTGGAAGTTTATTTCTTCAGCCATGGCCTGTGCCTGCATCTTGAATCGTTGTATCGCGGCCACGCTTGGAGTGAATTCGACTACCCACGGAACCCCTTTAAACTCTATCGTTTTGAGTTTGGCATTCACGTGTGCCGAAGCCATGAATCTATAACTGTTTTTAAAATCGCCTGTGGCATTTTGGAAATTGATATTTTCAGGTTCGCCTGCGGCATTCTTGCTGAGATTCAACACTGCATTTTCCTTGTACTCTTGCAGGTTCAACAATATCTTGAGCTTGCTCAAGTTGGGCATGCCAAACGTGCCTACGAATTCGGCCACTGGGTTGGAAAAAGCACCCCGCACTACCACGCTGCGATCTTCGGCCAGGGCTTCGATCTTGGTCTCAACAGCTGAGCCAGTGATCCTGACCAGGTCGATACAACCCAGGTCCAGTGTGTGTCCTACTAAGTCTAATAAATGATCTTTCATTGTCGTTCTCCTTGAAGTGTTATTGTAACATGGGTTATTTAGAATTTGCAACAGGGTTTGGCATTATTTTGGCCAAGGTTTGTCCGCCTCGCAACGAAGTCAAAGTTCCGGGTTTGCGTAGTTCTATCCAGGAACTGCCGGCATTGTTGTGCCAAAAGAAAAAGATTTCATAGCCAACATGTACGGCCAAATCTTTCAGTAATGAAGCGGTCATATAACAGGCGTAGTTTTGTTCGACCAATTTTACACCGGCCGGCCTTTCACAGTCATTGAAAGTCATTAACAAGGTGCCGCCTGGCTGAAGTTTTTGATAGATTTCGTTTAGATATTTTCGTATCATATCAACCGGTCTAAAATCAAAATAATTGTAGGCCAAGCAACATCCAAATTGTCCGTTGGGTATTTTTGCCAGGATTTCCAAGTCCCAAGATTCTTCGATCACATACGGCCGTAACCTATGTCGGTACGTTTCATTGAAACGGTTCAACACCGGCTCTAGCAAATACGGACTTTCGTCAATGATATACAACGGATCACACCCTACCATGTTATCGATAAAAGGTTCTTGCCCTGGATGTATGATCATGCCTGGGTACTGCCAGTTGTTGTATAGATTTATACGGCTTATGTAAAATTCTTCAGTTTCCAGTCTGACAGGCACACGCCGGCTGCGATGTTGATTGACAAAATCGGGTCTTTGAGAATTACAAACTTGGAGAGTTTCATCATACCACTTGTAGCTACGTTGGAACCAGACCGGTTCTTGTTGCTCGATTTGTGTTTTTGCCAAGGTCTTTAATTCAGCGATCGCCTGTTCAAAGTGGTTAACTGCTGCGATTATAGCCTGACGTTTTGTTTTTAAATCATCAAGATCAAATTGATTCAACGGATCATCAACTCCGATCATGATTTTGTCCAATTCTTGATCCAGTACACGTTGTGCATCAGCAGAAGAGATTTCTCGTATTCTGCTCCAATAGCCGACCAGTTCTTGAAATGTCATGTCCATGAAAATAAGGTCTGGAATGTGTTTTCGGTGTTGGTAGCCGATGCCAGGTCCCATTCAAGCACACTCAATAGATTGTCAATCTTTTGATCGACCACGGTGGCTTCCATTTCCGAGTCATCAAACGGCAAGTCTCGGAACCACTGTGGCAAGTGCAATTCGTCTGTGGGATAACCGATCGACGTCCATCCCAAGGGATTGTTTTTGAGTTTGCACACGATGGTTTTCATGCCGTCCACGATCTGTAGACTGTACTTGTCACCGTTCATGGCTCGTAGACTGTTCCAGTTCAAGGCCGCACGCACATGACCCGGCATGTTGGCTTTGCCCAGTCGTTCTTCTTCCTTGCCGTACTTGGTCAAGTTGTTGACACGCTTGGGGCTTCCTTTTTCCCATCCGGGTCGATCTTTGAACACATACTTGAATTCACGGATCTTTTCTACAATTTCATCACGTGTGGCACCGATCAAGACATCATTTAATATTTCGCTCAAGAATTCTTGGATAACTTTGGGAGTGTCAGATCGTTTGAGATCCAGACCCATGGCCTTGACCTTGCCCGGCCGGCCATTGACATCTTGACGCTTGCCTTCTTTGTCTATGATCATGACAGCATAGCGTTTTTTGGTAATGAACAGGCCTTTGCTGGCTACCACTTCTCGACCACCACGGATCACAGAACCCATTTCTCTGGGCACATGGAATGCCTGCTCCATGAATCCAGGAAAGCTGGCATTGACCTGATCGGCAATCGAGTCATATAACTGTATGGCTATTTCGTTTGACCATGACATGGTACCGGATTCTATTTCACTTTTGAGCACCGGATAGGCTGTAAAGTAGCACGAGTCTGTGTCACCATAGATGATTGCGTCACCAGTATGATCATATTCACCAGTGATACACTCGTTCACATAGGCGTCCATATGACGTGCAATAGCCCGACCTGTAAGAGTTGTGGATTGTCCAATACGCTTATCAAAGAACCTACAACCAGGATTAAGAATAGCACCATATAGGCTATTGAGATTAATCTTTTTGACCAGCTGTCGTTTGTCCCAGTATTCTTCGTCATCTTGGTTGTCGCATTCCTTTAGTTTTTTCTGCATGTCTTTGCGTTCGGCATACCAGCGTTTTAGCAGTCCTGGAATCACGGCCTCACGTTCGTAAGTGAATATGGTACCATTGGCTGTGATCATCCAGGGCTGATTGCTATCAAAGATCATTTTCCATACTTCGGCGGCACTGTGTACAGTTTCTTCGCCATCGGACCAGTCTATGGTGATTTCAGTACCACGTTGTTGTTCCATGACCGCGGTATATTCTAATGACCCAAACAGTCCTTCCCAGGCAGCCGCAAAGCTGGCTCCACCACGCATCCGGTCCGCGATATAGCGTTCGGTCATGACCGGCCGTAATTGACCCACGATAGTCTCGGGTCCCATGTTGAGAGCTCGAATGGCACTGGGATACAAACTGTTGATGTCTATGCTTCCGATATATTCGTGTATGCCTTTTTTGGGGTAAGCCACATAGGCACCTGCGGCCTGAGTGTCTTCGTCGGACAGGCGTTCTCGGCGGTTGGGCACCACCATGCCACGTTCGTGTGCTTCGTTGATGATGGCCTGTTCGGTCAAGGCCACAGCACCCATGGTGGTCTGTAGCAAAACAGTATTTTCATGTGCAAGAATATTGGCCAGATCCAGAAATTTCAGTTTCTTGTCCATCTGTGCCAGACCATTCACGTCCTGTCGGTTGTATTCGATAAATGTTTTGAAATTTTGGTTGTACAGCTGATCCAGGGTTCCTTCAAACTTGGTCTTGCCTTCTAGGCCTTCGTATTCAAGGATAGCATCCAGGCTGTAACTGTGTCGTTCTTCATAGGTGTATTTGCGATACAGTTGCATATAGTCCATATGCACACGGCCAATCAGGTCATAGGTCTCTTGTTCATTGCCAAAGCGTTCAAACATACGCTTCTTGGGATACTGATCCCACAGGCAGAATCTTCTGGTATCGTCGCGGCTGAGCACACGGGTCACCCGATTGATCGTGTACGGAATATCAAAACCTTCGCTGTTCCAACCACTCAATGCATCAGCATCTTCGATCAAGTCCAGGAAAGTTTTTAGTAGATCTTCCTCACGTTCAAAAACTATGGTATTCTCAAACTCACCGGCGATCTCCTGTGCAGTCTCTGGGCTCATGTGCCTAGGCGGAACAACCAAGGTCACCATCTGTTCCAACCAACCCAGATACACACTGATGGCCGTGATGGCATTGAACGGATCTGACGGAGGACTGAATCCACGATCAGGATCAAAGTCCACCTCAATGTCGAAGAATGCCACGTTTAATCGAGGAGCGTCTTGACCTTTATAGTTTTCTTCCAGGCAACGGAATATGGGATTGATGTCGCTTTCATACAGGCGTTTGCCACTTTGTATACGCATTTCCTTGCGGAACTCTTTGTTGTTACGGGTGCTGAATCTCGACACCGGTGTGCCAAATATGCTTTGGAATTTGCCACGTACATCATCGTAATAAAAGATATAGTTGGCCGGATACTCGCGATACTGTCTTGCCCCGTCCCTGCGTTCGACTATGTGTATGCGATCGTGTTCACGATCAAATAGTGCGTCAATATAACTCAAAAATTTCTCCGTTTATGGCCGGTTGACCATGATTCATGCTCGTGTGTGAGCGACTCATACTTGTACTTATAATGTTTTGCCAACTGTGGTCAAGATCTGTTCCAAGATTTCGTGATCCTGTTGGGCACGTCCAAATTCAGCTTTGTGTGCCAGTTTGATAGCACGTTTGAGAATAGCTGGTTTGATTTCTAATTCTTCAGCGATGGCCTTGACTGTGTCATTCAGGCCTTCGGTTAGCGTTTCGATTTCGTGCGTGACCTGCATGCCTTCGTTGATAATTTGATTGAGCTTGGCAGTTTGTTCTGTGGTAAAGACGCGATTTGTCATTGATTTCTCCTAGTGAATGTACAATTATACATGATGTAAATCGCAGAGTCAATGATATTGCTCACTTTTGGTTAAACGGTAGCGAATCGTGTCACCAGGCCAGCAGCCGGCCATTCGGTCCTAAGGCCAAATTCTATCGTATACCGATTGTCATGTAGCGTCGATATTCAGTTTCGGGGTCTTGCAACAGCAGGCTTCCTTGATACAAGGTTTTGGTCAACGGATAGCGTTGTTGTATTTGTTGGACACTGTGATACTCTAATCCGGGATCGTGATCGCGTGCCTGCATGGCGACCAGGGTTCCAGCTGGTATGTGTTCGAACCATTCGGTTTCGGGCATTTCGGTCAGGCTGGTATTGACTACCACTCCGGACTGGCCCAGTTGTCTGTAATCCAATTGGTTGGCATCTGCCAGCATGTATTTGACATTGTCAACTCCGGCAAAATCCAAAATGCTTTGGCTGGTATCTAGCATTTCGTCATTGATTTCCACATTGATGACAAGATCCACTTGTATGACGGGTTGCAGTTTCAAGTACAAAGCAAGATTGCCATACCAGGAACCCAACACATACATGGTAGAGTAATGTGTGCGTATTTTTTCTAGTTCTTGCAACAGCCAGACCTTGCTGGCCACAAGATCTCGTGTGAAGCTACCGGCCAAGCTGTAACCGCTGGACTCGTCCAGTTCAGACCGGTGCGTAAGGAAGTCTTGGACGATCATGTTCGGGGTACTCGGGTTCAGGATAAACCGGATATGGATATTGTATCATTTGCCATCCACATGCAATTGACTGCCTTTGTTGAAGCTGGAACTGAACGGACTCTGTGCCACACGTCCACCCTTGCTTTGGCTCCAACGATAACCGGCTCTGTGACCTGAACAGTCCTTGGTACAAGGGCTTCCTAAAAAACTCAATTCATTCAGTTCATCTCGTAACCAAGTATCAGCAAAGGCCTGGCATAGCTCCTGTATTTTTTTGTTGCGTGTGATTTCCAAGTGGTAAGTTTTGTCGCCGCTTTGGGTTTGTTGACTGGGATCTCTATAACCGGCATAGACCTTGTGCACCGGAGTTGAACTGATTAGGTCTTGGCAACTGTCGCCCACTCGATCGGGCATGGGCTCAGTACACGGACTACAGGTAGTCAAAATGATACTGCCTTCGGGTATCTCGCCAAAACGTTTGTGATAAGCATCTATAGCGGCACGTTCACCATGCACATCACCATCAGCTGTTTGATAATTCAAAGCGGCCACGCAGTTGTTGTCAGGGTCTAGCACTGCGGCTGCTACCATGCCGTAACGATCAGGATTTTTTTTCTGACCATCTATAACCAGCTCGCAGAGACGAGTTAAGATAGCATCTAACTTGTTATGGTTGCGTACTTCAAAATCACTTAGTTTCATTTTGGTACACAGTTATTGACTCTAACACCATTCTTGACTTTGGTCTTAGGGTTGCCAATTTTTTTACCAGGCCAACATTTAGGATCAAGACGTGTTTTAACGGCTTTGGCTTCTGATACAGCACCTAATATTTGCTCAACTTGGTGTACCCAAGCACTGACATCACTGTTGCCCACTTCACTTATATCGCCGGTGTTGTAGGCCACTTCTTCGGCGGCCTGCATGACCTTTTGTGGACCATACTTTAATAATAAATCTTTGCGACTGACCAGTATGCGTCGTACGATAGCACGTTCCACACCTTCGACATCTTTGTCTTCGGCCAGTTCACGACTTCGGGCCACCTTGCGATCATAAGCGGCCTGCAACTGTCGATGCAGTTCAGGACTGCCATTCAGCACGCTGTTCAATAAATCTCTTGTTTCTGGTGTAGTACCATAACCCATTTTCTTTAGTTCGGCCACGGCTACATTCAGCAGGTCTTGACCGCCTATGGTGGGTGCAGTTGATATGCCACGGACCACGTCGTTCCAGTTCACATAACCGGCTCCTTTGACCGGTTCAGGTCTGAGTTTTCCAGTACGTATGTAGTCAAACGCTATCTGTTCATCACTGTCAGCACCCTTTTCTCGTGCCAAGGTGCCCAGCATGGCCGGTTTGGTTTGATATTGAGCTACCAGTCTTTTTATTCTTTGAGCGTAGGTCAAGGGTGCTGGTTCTCGAGCAAGATAACTGCTGACTTCGTCCACCTTTTTAGGCTCAGCTCGATCACCGATGCCTTTCAACTGACTCTTTACATCACTGTAGTCGAGTCCGGACAAGCCGGTGCGTTGTTCACGTTCTTGTTTTTTGATACGATCCACTTCACGTTGCAAACGCTCGCGAGCAGACAGTTTTTTGGTTTCCAGCACACCTAGATCTAATCCAGGGCGAATCTTTTTTTCTCTATTGAACTTAACACCAAGAACACGGTCAATGCGATTAGTGCTGTGTTTGTCTAACGTGCGTAAATGATCAGTGTCTTTTTCTGTACCACCGTAGGCAGCAGTGCTACGATGTTTAGTACCTGCGGCAGTTTTAGTGATTTCGCCTTCCGCCACACCGAGTTTAGCTTTTAACGCGGCCTTGAGTTTGACCTGTCGTTTCCACTGTTCTTCAGGAGCCACTGGTTGTTGTGGAGCTGTCATAAAATTACTTACTGGTGCTTCATCCATTGGTTTTTTATCTTTATAAACCCGGAAACTGTCTCGAGGATTCTGCTTCTGATGATAGTCAGCATCTTTACGAACAACATCATCAGTATATTCACTGCCGTGATGATAGATTGCCTTGCGACGTCCTTCTGGATCTAAGTGATGTATTTCGTAGTTGGCTTCCGCCACACCTTGTTGTTCAAGTTGAGGTTTTTCGCTGTAGCCATTGTTGAAATCTTGATCTTTGACTGCTCGTTTATACCATTCCTTAAAGTCTCGT